TTTGATGCTCTTAGCATAGACGGTTGTGCATTGACACACAACACAATTAATGATGATCAGGCTAAATTATTAAAACAATTATATAAGAGAGTTATCTTTGTGCCCGACCGTGACAAGACTGGATTAGAATCAATAGACAAAGCATTAGAAGTAGGCTACAGTGTTAGTTTACCTAACTGGGCAGATGATGTTAAGGATGTGAACGATGCTGTAGTAAAATATGGTAAGTTACCAACACTTATAAGTATACTACAAAATGCAACAAGCAGTAAAATAAAAATAGAAATGCAAAGGAAAAAACTTGTTAAAAGAATATAATGTAGAGGTACAGCGTTTATTTCTATGTATGATGCTCACTAGCAGTGAGCTATATATGCGTGTATCCAATATTATGAATCATGAAAACTTTGATAAGTCTTTAAGAGAAGCAGCAAAGTTTTTGAAAACCTATGTAGAAGAATATAATGTTATTCCAGATATCAAGCAAGTAAATGCTGCATCTAATTCAACTTTAGAATCCATTCCTGATCTAGATGATAAACACTATGAATGGTTTCTTGACGAGTTTGAAGCCTTTACTCGTAGACAAGAACTAGAAAGAGCGATTCTAAAATCAGCCGACTTGTTAGAAAAAGGTAATTTTGATCCAGTTGAAAAATTAATTAAAGACGCAGTGCAAATATCAATTACAAAAGATATGGGTACTGACTATTTCGCTGACCCACGTGGTAGATTGATGTTACTTAAGAGTAGTAATGGTCAAATCAGTACAGGATGGCCCACTGTTGATAGTAAGCTATATGGTGGTTTCAACAGAGGTGAACTACAAATATTCGCAGGTGGTTCAGGATCAGGTAAATCATTATTCATGCAAAATCTTGCAGTTAACTGGAGTAAAGCAGGACTTACTGGTATCTATGTCACATTAGAATTAGCAGAAGGTCTTTGTTCGATGCGTATAGATAGCATGATGACAGAAACTAGCAGCCGGGACATTTTTAAGGAAATTGAGAATGTTGAAATGAAAGTAAAGATGTTAGCTAAGAAGTCAGGTAAACTACAGATTAAGTATTTACCTGCTCAAAGCACAATTAATGACTTACGAGCATATTGTAAGGAATATGAAATTAAGACAGGGGCAAAGATTGATTTTCTCTGTGTTGACTATCTTGACCTTCTTATGCCCGTCAGCGCAAAAGTCAGCCCCTCAGACTTGTTTATCAAAGACAAATATGTGTCGGAAGAATTGCGTAATCTATCCAAAGAATTGAACGTGCTGCTAGTTACAGCAAGTCAGTTAAATCGTAGTGCAGTAGAAGAAATTGAATTTGATCATAGTCATATCTCAGGTGGTATTAGTAAGATTAATACGGCAGATAATGTGTTTGGTATTTTTACAAGTCGTAGTATGCGTGAACGTGGTCAATATCAGATTCAGCTTATGAAAACACGTAGCAGTTCAGGAGTAGGACAAAAGATTGAACTTGAGTTTAACGTAGAAACATTGAGAATTACAGACCCCGGAACCGATGACGTTAGAGCTAATAACCCATTACCTAGTGCAAAAGATATAATTAGTACGTTTAGAAGTGCTAGCGTAACTGTAGCTCCGAGCCCCATGCATAACAGTGAGCTTCCTGAGGAGAAAATAGAACTTCCCAAAGTGACAGCAGACATCCCAAGCGTCAGACTAAAAAGTATGATTAATAGTCTGAGGAAGTGATAAATATTTAAACGGGGATTTTACAATGGAACGCAAAACAAAAAGTCTGCTTGAGGAACTACAAGCATTGGGAGATAAACGTGATACAAAGCACATGATCGAAAGCCGTGCCCATAATATAATTACCAGTGCTATAAATCTCATCGAAATGATTAATAAACATTACGATCCTGAAAAAGCCGCTATATTAGAGAAAAAGCTTTTAAGTGCCATCAAAAACAAGGATCAAGACAGATTCTCTAAAAGTATAAGAAGAAAAGATGAAACTTCAGGAAGTTGATGAAAGTGTCAACGAAAGCCTATCAAAATGGGTTCAACTAGGTATAGGTGGATTAGCAGGTGCGGCTGGATCCAGCGTAGGAGCTAAAAGGGCAAAATCAAGATACGAAGAAGAACATTTCATTGACACATTCGTTGGTAAAATGAATGGAATGCTAAGTATTGTTTGGCCAAAGGTTCAGAAAAGTCAACAAGAAGCAGCTATTGCCAAACAAATGATGGATCTAATTAATCAAGGTAAACCTATTGTAGTAGGTAGGCAGCAAGTAAATCCCGGAACACCTCAGTACAATGCGTATAAAGGCCAATATGAAAAAACATTGGCGACTTACCAAGAATTTGATTTAGCACAGTATCTAATGCAGGTAATAACTCAATATGCTAGCGGATATGATTTATCTCAGTCACAGGGAGAATTACAAGCATTAACTGGGCAAGTAGCAAGCACATATCAAACAAATAGAGGATTACCTGCTCTTAAAAAAATAGGTAAAGTGATTTACGATATTATAAAACTTAATCAACCTAGTGTCCCTGAAGAACCCTCTGAAACTGCAAGAGTTAAATTAGCAACAGTAACAAATTTACTTGATAGAATGACTGTATCTGACTTAGAAAAATTAGTAGCTGAAGTGCAAAAAAAGATTCAGGAAAAGAAATGATTAACGAAATAAAAGAAACCCTAGAAAAATTAAAATCTTTAACAATTGTTAAAGAAGCTAAGGGCCATTTGGATCATCCTGAAGATTTAATTTTCATCGAAGGATCACAGGGTGCAAGTCGTGCATTACAGGCAATACAGGCTACAGCAAGCAACCCTAACACAGTAACAATTAAGTGGGATGGATACCCAGCATTAATATTTGGTCGTGACGCAAATGGCAGATTTGCTATTATGGACAAACACATGTTTAACAAAGCAGGTGGTGCAGGTCGTGCTATCTATAGCCCACAGCATTTTGTTCAATATGATGCGGCAAGGGGTGTTGATAGAAGTGAGCTTAGTCAACTTGTCGGAAATATTTGGCAAGAATTAGAAGGAGCGACCCCTAATCAGCCAGGTTATTATTGGGGTGATTTGTTATTCAGTCAGCCATTGCAACCACAAGACGGTAAGTATAATTTTAGAGCTAACCCAAACGGTATATCATATTCATTAGACGCATCAAGTGAATTAGGTAAGTTATTTAATAATAAAATCGCAGGCATTGCAGTGCATCAATTCATAGGTCCAGATGCAATGAGTACAGATGATGCTCAGACATTGAATGGAAATATAGGTAATCTACAGAATAAAACAAAAGTTGCAATAGTCCCTAGTGCAATGCCAAATCCACCTAAACTAAAATTATCACAAGCTAGTGTAAAATCTGCATCACAAGCTATACAGAATTACGGTGCTATGGTAGATGATTTATTAAATAATGCACCTCAAGCTAGAGCAGGATTCTCTGGATTATTTACAGTTTATGTTAACAAGAGAATTGTAGCAGGCAATCTTAATAGCATGGGCAGCGACTTCTTAGAATTTTTAAGTACACGACCAATGTCAGATAAAATGAAAGCTAAACTGACAGAGTATATTACAGCGAAAAAGAACGAAGTAAAAGCAGCATTTATTATATGGGTAAGCATATATAAACTTAAGATGGAGCTTGTTCAGCAGTTAGCTAAGCAAGCAGAAGTAGGCCCAATTCAAGGATATCTACAAGACGGCACTCAGACACAAGAGGGATTTGTGGCTAATGGGCTTAAATTTGTAGATAGACTAGGATTTAGCCGTCAAAATCTAGCAGGTAGGTAACCTTTTTTAAAAAAAGGTATAAATACAATTAGAGTTTCGACTCAACTTTTTAAAGGAATAAGAAAATGGCAAATAATAATCAATTAGTAAACGGTGATGTAAAACCAGTATTCGCAATCGACCAATTAAACGGTTCAGGTAGTGTTGCAACAGGTGTTGCAGTTCAAATCGCAGGTCCTAAGTTAGACTTCTTCGGTATGGACTTAGGTGGTGACCCATCAGCACAAGTTGAAGTAGGTGGCGCAGTAGAAGCAGTTATCAAGTGCATCACGCAACTAGCAACTGTTCACTTCTATCAAGTACAAGGAAGTGCTTCAGCTAACAACATGAGCATTGCTGTATATCCAACAGCAGCCTGGAGTGCTAGTGATCTACAAGCAGCTATCCGTGCTTTAGGTACCGTTAACGGTTTCGATTTAAGCGGTGCTACAGTAACAAACAACGGTTTCAAATTAGCTTAATTTAAACTAGTAATCACAAAGGACCCGAGATTTATTCTCGGGTTTTTTATTGTCATTAAATACTGTCATGGGAATGAGTATAAGATGTAGTACTTTGTTCAATATAACAAAGACAGGAATTACGCAACGCAGGGCACCACTAGGGTCAAGTAACGAAGCAGAGTGGTATCAAAAACGTAGTATGCAAGCTAACCTAGATACTATCATACAGGTTATATCATTACGTGCGCAGCCTGAAAACATAACAGATCCCGTAGAAACAATCGTAAACCTTGAAAAGTTAGAGAGGTTTGGTTTTTTGCTTAATAGTGACGAACCAGTAAAAATGTG